CCCTGGTGGTTTACCATAATAGACTGCTGGATCCTTTAAACATAATAGTAAGTGGGCTATGTAAGCTGCCGCAATTGTTGATGTATAGTCTTTTCCAGAACCTTTTCCTAACTGAAAAATAACTTCATTACATGTCTGCTTCCATCTTTTTTCACCTTCATCTTCGCCAAGCCATTTTAAAAGAGTTTCTTTTTTGTATATCTGTGTCATTGATTTTAACATAATATACTGATTTTCAGAAAGCGGAGGAAGACCTAAATATTTAGTTGATGTTACAAACTCATGTAAATCCGCAGGGGTTTCTTCAAACTCATCTTTATCTAATGCGCTTAAAAAATCGCTAAAATCAGCCATTGTCTACTTGCACAATATGTATCGGCTCAACAGCACCAGATATTCTAGAAAGCCTTTGTGCAACCTCTCTACGGCAATGACTACATTCAGATGTTACATCTCTCAAGATTCCCATCAGGATCTCTTGCTTTTCTTCGGCTTCAGCTATCCTTGCTCCGACTTCTGCATTATCTAAAAGACCAGCCTTTTGCAACATTTCCATTTGCTTAGACTGTATATCAGACACAAGCTTAAGTGCCGATACCTTTGCCTTTAGGTCTGCTGCTACGTCTGACTGCTCTACAGTTTCCCATGCACGATTTATTAACATGCTGTAGTGTTGATCTGATGCAACAAGAGCTTCTCTTGCACGTTCCTGAATGCTTCTGTCATTTTGTGCATAAGACTTCCACTCTTCTATTATGCGAAGAACATCAGCTCTTTTTATGTCTAACTCTTTAGCTATCTCTGTTGGATTATAACCCTTAAGACTCATCTCAACAACAACATTCATTTGTTCAAATGGTTTTTCTAATTCTGTCATCTCATGCCTTCCTATTGTCTGTGGCATAAAAGCCAGAACCATTAAATAATATTCCAGGGACACCGTACACCCTTGTCATTGGAATATCACATTCTGGACATATGTACAATGGCTCTGCATCTGTTATCTTACGCTCATATTCAAAAACTGGATTTTGATCAGGCTCTTCGGCACAGTCACATTTATATTGATATATTGGCATTGCTACCCCTTAGTATTGAAGAAACTTCCCTAGATAAATTTTCTATCGTTCCGTCATTTGATAAAGTTCTTGTAAAGTTATATTCATCTAACGCTAGCTCTGATGGATGAGAGTTAATTGGAGAAACGCTTGACCTATTTATTCTCCAAACCTCTCCTTGATTCCAGGCAATCATATCTGCTTCGTTTGGAAACCTAACATCTGATATAACAAAATTGTCGTACATTGGATATAGATCCATTTCCTCAAATACCTGCTCTACCCAAAAGTTTTGTCCGAACATGTCTCTTCCTATTTCAGTTCCAAATACCTGGAGAAGTCTTCTGGCTTCCTCATAAGATTTTGCAATTTCCCAACCATACTCATCAACCATATCAGAGATACGCTTTCCATTTTCTAGTATTGGGTCTAACTTAATAATAGCTTTTCTAATATTGTCTGCAAAAGCTAATCTTTTAAATCCGTGATTCAATACAAGTATCTCTGCAACAGTATCTTTTCCAGACCTTGCATATCCACTTAATCCAATAATCATTCTATCCCCTTAACTAGTTCATCTTTTATCCATTGGGTATATCTTCCGTCGTTCCAATTTTGACTTCCGTAGATATGCTTAATTGCTTTGTTATGAAATATTCTCCACCCATAAAAAGACTCTTCGTCCTCTTGAATAGAGCTATAGCAATGAAATCCAAGTTCTTTTGTTCTCATATATCCATTATACTCTATTGAGTCAAGTATTAGCGAGTGGTGTTCGCATACTCCATTTTCATTATCTTTACCACAATTATGCTTATCTTTATTTATACCAAGCCCGTTGTATATGCCTTCTGTCCAGACACCTGGACCAGTATGTATGTGTACAAAATGTTTTATTGAGTAGTCTGGATTTCTTAACCTATTAATCATTGCTTCAACTACCGATTTCATTACTGGATGACCAGGCTCCGCCGCAAAAGCCCACTGGCAAAAGTGCAGGTTATTTTCTGGACACACAACCATACTATAGTCTTCACCGATCCAAGAATCTATGGGGGATAAGCATACTGTATCTAGATCCGCATAAACACCACCGTACTTATAAATAACCAAATATCTCCACATGTCTCCACGCATTACTGGCACTGGAAGATTATCAAATATTTCTGCGTACTCATTTCCATATTCGGAAACAATAAAGTCTCTGGCTTCTGAGTCATCTACGTATCTATGCTCCCAACCTGGGTTATGCTCCATCCAGGTAGACATTGCTTGCACAGCATAGTCTGGCAAATCATCGATTTTGTCTTTATATGTTTGCCATATTATTTTTGGTATCAAATTCTGTGCCTACCTTCTTTTGTTTGAAAGGTTGATTCAACCCCAATTAAATCACAAATTGGGTTTTCTGTCGGCTTTAATGCATATACATTAAATTTATCCGTCTGCCTATAAATATACCAGTCTAAAGGTAGACTAACATTATAAAAATCATTAATTAATTTTTTTGCACCTTCCTTAGAAATTACATAACATAAAGATGACCAATCTTGGTAAGATAATGATATGTCTCCATCAGAAATATTTAATCGCACATCATGTTTTGCAAATTGATCTCTGGGAACAAATGCACTAAATACATCAAAGTCGGGTGGTAGTTCTAGTATATAACCAGTCAACCTTTCATAAAAAAAATCATTATGCTTTATGTCATCTTCCATTAAAATTAAATAATCATACTGTGAATTTATAAAATTACACCAGGCAGTCCAATTACTAGCCAATATTCCAATTTCTCCGAATCTCCATCCAGACTCTCCAGCTAATTCATATCCATCTTTATTTATAATAAATTTTGGATTATTTCTTAAAAAATCTACGTAATCTTTTTCTGAAGATATTTTTATGGTTGGGGTATCTAATATATTTATTTTACTAGACAGGTAGGAATTAATTTTATTATAAGACTCATCACGTTCTTTTTGTATTCCAGGTGTATGAAAAACTTTATAGGCAATATTCATCGTTTTTTAATTAATCCAAACTTCTCTAAGTATCTTTGTATTGTCATATGTGAGCAGCCAGCTTCCTCTGCTATCTCTTTTATGTTCTTTTTTTGAACAACATATCTTCTATAAAGCCACTCTTTTGATTCGTATAACTTCATCTTGCCGTCAAATTCTCGTATGCGTAGTGTGCTATTCCTATAGCATCCCCAACGTCGTTATCTTCTACGTTTACACCAAACTTATTATTAACAAAGTCCATAGTTTTCTGTTTCCTTACTTCTCTTATTTTATTGCTATACCATGTATCAGACTTTCCTGGATACTCAATTCTTATTGCCGCCTTTTGCTCTTTATTAAATACCTTATTTCCTATAAAGCTTTGCCATGAGGTTGGGGCTACGGTAACAACCTTTGTCCCGTCTTGCATTAGTTGAGATATTATTGCTCCATAAACATAAGAAAGCTTAATAACAACATCTGCTGATTTAACAAATACCGCACCCTCTATAGCAATATAGTCAGACATAAGGTGTCCATGCATTGCGGATACCTTTTTCCTAGCATCATATACTTTTTCATATATGTCATTTCCATTTATGTTTATTTTGCCATGCTTTACAAGCTTTCCGTTTTCTATAATGCCAAATGCCACTGATGAAGTGGATGCATCTATACCAATAACACGTCGAGCTCTAGGCTTAACTAGGCTTGCTATTCCCATTTATCATATCCAATATAGTTTTTCTTTCATCATAGACCTCAGAGTCCATACATACTGAGCACATGTCATCATAATTATATCTACTTAGCTTTATTTTACATTTCTTACAATGTCTTACTGATCCTAGCTTTATTGCTCGTCTTTCGTAGTACCTCTCCATAGTCCTTTTATTTGTTGCAAGTCGGCAGCACTCTTCAGAACAGTATTTCTGATTGTGTGTTGCTTTTTCAAATGGGTTGTTGCACTCGTCATACCCACATATTAAATTTTCAGAACTGGGATTAATTTTTCTCCATCCTCCATTTCAAAACATGTTTCGGAAACTGGACAGTTTTTACAAATATTATTGTTTTTTCTAAATGGTCTTTTTGGTAGCTCTTTATCTGTCCAAGATAGGTGAGTTTCCTTCATCCATGAGTAACACCCGTCCAAAAATTCTCTATTAGACTCAGTCATTTTAACTGGAATTATTAAGATCTCCTGGTTGTTTTTATTTTCATATAGCACAAAACCTTCGTCTGTTTCCATGACATCCATATATATTAGAATTTGAAGTAGGTGGTTTTTTGAAGGCTCCATAGAATTTTGTCTAAATAGGTATGCTTCATCCTTAGTTGTTTTAATTTCACCAACAACAGTTTTTGTTTCCCAGTCTAAAACTACGTCTGCAAATCCCTTGACTGGTGGATGATCTTTTAAAATTTCCTGCTCTATTGCTTTTACAGTACCAGTTTTCTTAAACACCTCTTGAAGTCTTTCATGGGCTGCTACGCCAGTAGACATATTGGCAACAGATATGGCATCGAAACTATCTGTAAATTCTGCGCCCTCAAATGCTATGTACCAGTATCTTGGGCATGTTCCATGTCCATATCCTACGGTACTTGGAGAAAAGGTTGTCTTCTTCATAAACTTTTTATTATTTTTTGCCCCAAGGTATGCGTCATCTAGCATTTTAGAAAGAGTCTCTGGGTCGAATGAACCAGTATATTTTTTAAACTTTAGATTACTTACCAAACTTCTAGCCATCATTTTGTGCCATACTTAAGTGCTGCTACGAGTTTGTCCAAAGAGTCACTTACAGTATAGTAAACATTTTTCTTTTTACTGGCAGCTTCTCCTTTTTCTAAGGTAGTATAGTAACGTGCCAAAATAGCAAGCTTAGAGGATATAGCTTGAAGCTTAATGATTAAGATTGATGCTGCAGCGGGTGGAATGTCTGGCTTAGCAATTATTTTAATTATTGCTTCTAGCGCAGAGTCCAATTCTGGATCATTCATAAACTCTTTTATATCATTAAACTCTGTAATTTCACTAATATTTTCTAAAACGTTATCTGCCGACATGTTTTTTTACCTCTTTAAGTGTATACCAAGATGCCCACAGTCCAATACCGTATCCAGCAACCCATCCAACTAAAACTCCGTACATAAAATTAACCATGATTTTCCTCCCAGAACTCTATTAGTTCTTCTAGTATTGCCCATTCAATAATTCCTAACCTTACTTTAGACTCGGAACCAATAATAATCTTTAACGCTGGATGCATACTTCTACTAACCTTAAAGGTATCAGTACAGATTTTTGCCCAGTTATCTTTATTTAAATTAAAAGATGTACCAGCTTCTTTATAGTCAACAACAAACTGCTTCCACTTTGCATCACCCTTTTGGTACTGCCCTCTACCAGAATTCTTTTGTGCCACAGCTTTATCACGCTTAACTTCTCCACGCTCTGACATTACATTGTCGCCTTTGACTCGTGTTTTTGTGAGCATTGCCATCTTATTTCGCCAGTTCTTTCTTGGTAACTAGCACGATTAACTTTTTCATGACATTCTTGACAATCAAATGATCCTTCTATTGATGTCCAATATGGCGCACCCTCTGGATTTTTCTTAAACATAAAATTCTCAATATCAGGATTTGGCATATATCTCCTCTTTTAGTTTTTCTACTGACTCTGGATTTTTTCTAAGCCAATCAACTGTCTTTGCTCTACCCTGGAATCTTTCTCCAAGCACTGTGTACCAGGCACCACCTTTTTCTACCACACCAAATTGCTCTGCTACGTCAAGTATCTCTCCCACACCGTCTACCCCAACATGATCTCCCTGGAAATAAAAATCATATTGTCCAGAAAGGTTTGGTGGTCCAAGTTTATTGTAATCAATTATCCAGTTTACTGGTCTTCCAACACGCTGTTCAATTATCTTGTCTCCAACTTTTATTCCAGACTTAATAGCATTTGCCTCTGCTTCTGAAGACCACAACTTGATAACCGTTGACGAGAAGAACTTTACAGCCATACCACCAGTTGGAATATGTGAAGCATGCATGGATCCAAATTGATTTCTTTGTTGTGATATAAGAATTAGCAATGTATTTTTATTTGAATAGTTTAACATTTTTACGGCGTGAGTCATATCCTTTGCCTCAGCACCAATCTGCTTTGTATCTTCTAATTTTTTTAACTCAGAACTATCTTTTTCAAAGTATATCGCTGGTAGCAATGCAGATATTGAGTCTACTACAATAATATCTATGTCGGCTTCCATTAATTGTGTTGCAACGTCAACCATATCGTTTATAGTTTTTGCTGGAGAATAGATTAAGTTTTCTGAATCTACCCCTAGTTTTTCTGCCCAGTCTTTAGAGTATGAGTTTTCTGCATCTATCCAAGCACATGACTTTCCTTCTTTTTGCGCTTCTGCAATTAGTTGTAGGCAAAATGATGACTTTCCCGCAGACTTGTTTCCCCAGACAAGAACTTGTCTACCGTGTCCCAGTCCGCCTTTTAGAGCCATGTTCAGCCCTATGCTCGGTGTTTTTTGTTGTGGTGTTTCTACTTCTAGTGCTGTCTGAACTCTTTGTCTTGTCTTTGGGTCCAGCTTTGCCATTATGTCTGTAACTGCGCTCATAAAAACTCTCTTCT